CAAGGGGACGATTGACCAAGGCACTCCGGTGCGGTCTTTGCGGGAAGCTCCTGGCCGAGAAGGCCGAGCGAGGGACGGTTATAGTCTGTGCCCGATGTAAGACCCGGAACGAGGCGTGATGTTAAAAGACAAGTGGTTCCATACGCGAGTACCGGAGACCAAAGCGAAGTGATGAATAGTGCCTATGAAGCAGAGACGGGAAGGGTTGACCTGTCACGGGTCGCAGTTATCCACATGGATTGATCGTGAGACCATTAACCGTCAAGACCAAGGACTGGGCCGCTGGCCGGAGATGGGCGAGGCGTAACGCCCTCGCGACTCCCGGCGTGACTTACACCATCGTCCGGGACGGGCGGCATCTAAGCTACCGTTACGAGGACGGGCTGATGTATTGCACCGGGACCGGCAAGCGGGTCGAGCCTTACCGTCCCGGCCTCGCCAGGTTGACGGCATCAGAACCCATGTGTTAGATTTATCCCCAGTGGCCTTAACCGGTAAGTGTCCGAGGCGAGTTTCGCCCGAAGCCGGTGGAGGTCGCTTTTGGCGTTCTGGGACTTCCTGCGAAAACAAGAACCCGGCGACGTGGCGGTCGCCGTCCCGCTCAATTATGACGTTGGACAGGCGACCTACCCGGACGCCAGCTTTGAATCATTCGCCACCGAGGGATACGGCAAGAGCGAGATTGTCCACGCTTGCATCCGCGAGCTTGCCGTCTCAGCGGCCAGTCCAAGATATTACGTCCAGGCTCCCGCCCAGGGTGGCGGCGCCGTCGAGATAACCTCCGGCCTTCTCTACGACCTGACCAACCGGCCCAGCTCGACCCACGATTGGTATTCCTTTGTTGAGAACCTGGTGACCTATCTGATGGTTGCCGGGAATAGCTACATCCTGAAGGAGCGGAACCGCTCTGGCAAGGTGTCCGCGCTATACCATCTACGTCCTGACCGAGTCCGTATTATCGGCGGGGACCACGGAGCCGAGGGCTATATCTACTCGGTCAGCGGGACCGATTACTCCCTCCCAGTGGAAGATGTTTGTCATCTGGCTTTACCGAATCCCGGCGGCGACTTGTACGGATTGTCTCCCCTCCAGGTCTTGGCCCGGAACGTCAACCTTGACTTGAACATGACGGATTTTGCCAAGACGTATTTCCAGAATGCCGGAGTCCCGTCCGGACTATTGAAACTCAAGCGGCGCCTCAATACCCAGGAGGAGGCGTCGGTCATCCGGTCCCGTTGGCGGTCCCAGTTTGGCGGGAGGAACAACTTCCACCGGATCGCCATACTCGATGAGGACGCCGACTATGTCCCGATGGCAAATAGCCCGAAGGACATGGCCCTGCCTGAGATCCACGACTTGACCGAGTCCCGCATTTGCGCCGTCTTCGGCGTCCCGGCCATCCTGGTCGGGGCCAACGTGGGACTCCAACGCTCGACATATTCCAACTACCGCGAGGCCCGGATGGCCTTTCACTCCGAGACTCTGGAGCCGATGGTCAGCAGAATCCTCCGACATCTGAACCGGAATATGTTTGATGAATACAGCGGCAATGAGACCTTGACGGTGGACTGGGCCGAGATGCGCTCCGGCCTTGACGACCGCGAGGCGATGACCTCCAGGGTGACCGGATTATTCGCCGGCGGCATCCTGACTTTGAACGAGGCCAGGGAACAACTCGGCCTGGCAGCTATCTTGGACGGCGCGATCCGGAGGATTCCAGCGGCCATATTTGAAGTGGCCGAGGGGACACCGGCCCCGATGGCCGTTGGCGCCGCTCCGGTGGAGGAGTCATTACAGGTCGGTACGCTCAAGGAATGGGAAGACCTCCCAGCCTTGAAGGCTCCGAGGGTAGCGAGACGGGCCGGGATATTACGCCGCCAACTTCTGGAGGACCGGGAGGAGGAGACCGACCAGATGGCGAAGCGGGTCCAGCGGCATTTCCGCGGACTCCGTAACCGGGTGGACGGCATCCTGGGCCGATGGATGGAGCGGAGCAGCTCCGACTCCAAGGACTTCCCTCCGGGATTTGATCCCTCCATGTTGGACCTGCCGGACGGGATACCCGACCTCCAGGCCATCATCGAGCAAGCCATGACCCGGATGAGCAAGAAGACGGTGGACGCCATCAACGCCACCGGCCTCGCCGGGAGTCTTGAGTGGACGGAGCAACTGCCATTCGTGCAATCGGTCTTAGTCCAGGCGCCGGCCAGGGCGGCGATAATCCACTCAACGACCAACCAGGCCATCCAGCGGGGCGTGACCATCGCCCTGGAGAATGGCTACTCCATCGCGCAACTGGCGCGGGGAGTCCCGACCGCCGACCCTCCCTTTCCTGGCCTCCGGGCTATCCTGACGGAGACTGAGAACCGCTCCCGCCTGATCGCCCGGACGGAAGTAATGAGGACGCAAAATCTGACGAGCGTCGGCTTTTTCAAGGAACAGGGCTTTAACTACGTCCGCGCCGACGATATAGACGGCGACCCGGATGATAACTACATCGACCCCGGCGACCCGTATGGCCGGACATGCGCCGAGCGTCACGGCCAGATATACACCGTGGAGGATGCCCAAAACATCGACGACCATCCCAACGGGACGCTGAACTGGCAACCGATGCCCAGGAACTACAAGCCGGAGGAGACCGCATGATCAATAAATTCTATATCTCTGACGCGAAAGTCCTGGACGACCGCGCCGGTATTGTCGAGGCATACGTTAACACTATGGGAGTCCGGGACGCGGACGGGGACATCATCGACCCGGCAGCATTCAACGCCTCCATCAAGTCCAACCTCCCCATCCCGGTACTGGCCGGACACGACCAGAGTAAGCTGGTGGGTAAGGTCTTATTTGCCCAGTCCGAGCCTACCGGCGTTGCGGACGAGCATCGCCTATATACCCGGATGCAATTAAACATGGAGACCCAAGCCGGTCAGGAAGCCTATTCCAACATCGCCGGCGAATACATCAGGGAATGGTCGGTAGGCTTCAACCTCCCTGCCGGGGATGCGGTCGTCTATGACCGGGCGGGCAAGGAGACCACCCGTCGCATCCTTGACCTGGACTGGGTCGAGGTCTCCGCGGTCATCCGCGGCGCCTCGCCATTAACGTCAACCATCGCGGCCAAGTCCGCGGCCACCGTCAAAGCCCCGGACACTTACTCCACGATGGAGGAAGCTGAGTCCAGGGCCGACGAGTTGGGATGCTCCGGCGCCCACCGGATGGAGGTGGACGGGGAGTCCGTCTGGATGCCCTGCCGGAATCATTCGGCATATGAGACCGCCACGGAGGGGAGCCGTTACGCGGCCCCGGACCCGGAGGTCAAGCCTTATCCAAACTTCCACGCTTGCCGCATCCTGGAGCCGGACGCCTTCGACCGCTTCCGGATATCCTCCGAGACCATCGAGGACGGGGACTTCGACGGCAAGTCGGTCGAGATACTCTTCGGACGCCATGCGGAGTCCGGAGATTGGTCACTAACGTCTTACCGGATGTCAGTCCAGGAGTGGACAGAGACCGAGGCCCGGTCATTCTGCCGCGCCCACGACGGCATCCTGTTTGAACCAGCCACCGGCGAGTCCATGTCGGACGATCCAGTTGGCGCCGCCTCTGACACGGTTATGGTCGGCCTTGTGCCATTGATAACCGCCTCGGACACGGACAGCCAGCGGTTACGCCTTGCCAGGATGCGCCTCGAATTGGAAACAAACAGATAACAGGAGACATTAAATTGGATACAAAAGAACTGAGGAACCAAGCCGGTGCTCTGCTTGACCAGGCCCAGACGGCTATGGATCAAGGCGAGATGGACACCTTCCGGCGGTTGGTTGACGAGGCCCAGGTCACGATGACCAAGGCCGACGAGATCGACGCCGCCGCCTCCCAGGTGCGAAAGCTCCGCGGGGAGTTCAATCAACCATTGAACGCCATCCCGGTCACCTCCAACGATGTGGCGATCCACAACGCGATGGACACCACCGCCCGGACCAAGGGCGATTACAAACCGGCCTCCTGGGTGAAAGGACTCCCGGCGATGGCCCAGCCATTGTGGGTCCAGGAGCAGATGGGCGACAACGTCAAGGACGAGGCCCGGTT